GTAACTTGTTCCAGCTGATTTGTTGCCAATATCTAAAAGATTGGTACCGGCCGTAGTCATGGTGGACGGCAAAGTCAGGTTTGACAATCCTTGAAATGCTTTGTTTTGAAGCTCAGAGGTGCCAGCGGTTAACTGACCCGTGTACTGAGGAGCCGGGTTGTTAAGAAGCGCTTGACCCTTGTTCAGTACATCAGAGACGTAAGGTTGCGTAAAAGCGCTTGGCCCCGTTACCGTTGCTTTGGATGGGGTGTCTGTAAGCCCTGAAGATGATAGTAGTGCCATGGTATTTCCTTACTTAGGAATAAATTTTTGGGGTTTAATTTGTTTGCCTTGCTTGGGATTTCCCGTGCGGGCTCTGCGAACTTGGTCCATCATCTTGTATAAAACCTTAGCTCCAGCATCTGTCGAGCCGTTTCCAAGATGAGAGACTACATCAGCGGGAATTACAAACTCGCCATCAGCTAATCTGGCTGGTTGTTTGTTGCTGATTGAAGCTGGGATATGGTCTGACATTCCATCTCCGGGGCCTTTGAGTAACCGGCCTCCATCGGAGTAGCCACCTAAAGAAGATAGGCCTCCACCAGCCAAAGACATTAGACCGCCTTGTGCTGCAAACCGAGGGTCAAGCATTGCTTGTCCTTGGGCCGCACCATCAATAGGAGCCTCTACTGGGCGAGCATTCCAGTTAAGAACTTGTTGCCTGTAAGCGGCCGCTTGTGCAGCTGGGCTTGAACTGTCACTAGCCAATGCACCCAAGCCTAAAGCTGCCCCGCCAACTAAAGCCGCATTTCCAAAGTTAAACCCACCACTTGTAGATGTTGGAACTTTTACGGATGCCACAGGAGTTGAGGTTGGTGTGCTTGTCAATGATTTTGAAAGCTCTGCCAATGTAGGTTGTTGGGTCACAGGAATGATGTCAGCCAATGGATCTGTCTCCATAGCGGGCATAGACGATACTGAGTTTGGATCAATACCTATTGCATCCCAATAAGCTTTATCGCTAGCTGTAGTTTGAACGGGCGGAGTAGTAGGTGCTTCTGCAATTCCAGCAAGCGGATCAGTCTGTTGAGCGGGCATTCCAGACACGGAGTCTGGGTTAATGCCAATAGACGCTAAGAAGTCTTCTTGGCTTGTCTTGAGATCAGGCGTAAATTCTGTATCAACTACAGGAACTTGATTGGGCTTTTCAGGAATTATGTTTGTTTGCTCAGGCGGTTCTTCTGGTTTAGTCTCCGGCCCCTTCATTAGCTCTTGCTGAAGCCCGGCTACGGCTTCATTGTCAGGAGCTAACCAAGCATTAGTCGTGGGATCGTAGAAAGCACCAGCTGGCTTGTTATCAACCTCGGCTGAAGACATTAAACGATAGCCAAATGGGGGTCTGTAAGTTTTGGCTGCAGAACTCTCGGCATAGATTGGTGCGCCAGATACATCTACTCTATTGAGGGACGCAGCATCTATTGGGCCGGCAACTTGTACTCCCTGTGGAATAACTTGTTCGGCAAGCTCATTTGTTGAGCTTATGGATCCAGCAGCAGGATTAAATCCGCCGCCTACATCAATATTGTCAGGGCCTCTTGTGCCGCCAACTTCCGACATCTGTGCGGCTTTGTATTGGGATTTTGCTTCGTTAATACCCGCATTAATTGCGGCGTTTACAAGAGCTTGAGTGGGATCTCCGCCCATCAGAGTGGCCGCAACAGTAGCGTTTACCGCCCTTTGAGCAGTTGGAGAGAGTTGGTCAAAGCCGGGGATTTGACTTGTTACAGCAGATGTTCCAGCTGAAATACCTGAGTTTGTAAGTGCTGTTAATGGGTCTTGGCCCATTACTACGCCTGCAGCTGTGCCACCAGCAATCTTGCCTGCTACGTTTCCAGCCACATCACCAGCCGTCCCCATGCCAGCGTCTTGAGCGGCCAGCATATTACTTTGCTGGGAGCCTACGTCTGTTCCATATGTACTTGCGGCGCCGGCGCTATCTACACCAGCATTAACTTCTTCACCAACCGCCTGCCCTATTTTCTGTGCAACATAAGTTTTAGCAGCGGCTGTTGCGCCTTTCTCAAGAGCTTCATCAAGTTCAGCCCCATTTGCCACCTCAACCGCAGTATTGGCCGCCAAAACATAATAAGGATTACCAGACGCAGCTGCAGCTATCTTTAACGATGTGCCTACTGGGTCTTCTTCAAAAGCATCATAGGTCTTCTGAACAGACTCAACTACAGGCGTAACAACTTCGTCAATAACAGCTTGACCTGTATCTTCAACAAAATCGCCAACGTCAGAAACGGTATCGCTTACGCTACTACCTAAGTCACTGACTGCATCTGCTACTGCACCCATATCATTGTCCTAAATTCAAAACAATCCGCCTGCCGCCGGATTTGAGCTTGTACTCTTTGAACCCCATGCCGGGCATTGGAGGCTTCTTAGAGATGGCGTGGAATAAAGTACTTATTGCCGGATCATCAAACTCTGTGACCAGCATGTTCATGCCAATCTTCTTGGCATAGACCACATACTGTTTACTGTTCTCTACAAAGTTACGGGCTTTGTCAGCGTTCAGAGCTTTAAAAAATGCTTGTCCGTTTTTCCCTTTGTGCAGGATAAACACGGTGTTACCAATTTGTTTTACGTCTGTATTTGGCTGAGTTACTTCAGTAAGGATTGCGGGCATAGCCATTCTGTCTGGAACGGAGGAATGCGTGTTCTTAATTGCGATGGCAGCAATTTGTGCAAAATCTAATTTTTTCTCCTTGCTGTCCACCATTGCCATACTAGATCTCCAGAATTGCTGCCGAATACACATTACCCATGCCAGCGGCCAAGCTGAGAATCAACCCGCCGGGGTTAGACTCATCATAGGAAAGAAACTGGTTGTCATGTGTTGTGCGGTTTTCTATCTTTGGCACAACGCCACGTTTTAAATCGTCAATTAGCAAACATGTCTCGAGCAAGCCACTGGCGCCCATAGTGTGGCCGATTTTAGCCTTGTATGACGTTGCAATGTAATCCCCTAAACAGTAATTTAAAGCGGCCTTCTCAGCTGCATTATTGGAACTTGTTCCAGTGCCATGGGTTTTGACTACTTTGATCTGCTCGGCGGTAGCGCCAGAAACATGCAAAGCACCCTCAATAGAGCGCACAAACCCCTGCCCATCCTCTCGCTGGCCGATAGCATTTGAGTGATCCTCGCTAGCTGTGTATGCGCCTTTGAGGGTGGCCAGTGGGTTGTCCGAGTCAGCCTCAAACACCGCTAGTACAGCGCCTTGGCCAACTCTAAAGCCGTAGTTAGTGTCATCAAAAGCTGATGGCAATACGCCGCGTTCCTCATCTTTTTGAGACAAGGACGCTCTGGCCTCGCCAAAGAACTCAAGCACCGCGTTTGATACAGCGTCTTCTACCGATAGGACAATGACCCGAGCAAACCCATAATGGTTGATCAGGGTCTGTACATCCATCAGTGCTTTAAGACTGGAGGCGCAGGCCGTGGCATCGGTAACAACATGATCCGTAGCACCCAGAGCTTGGGCTGTTCTTCCAGCGTAGACCTGAGTAAGGGAAAAGGGGAGGAACTTGTATTCATAGGACAACCTCGTAGGCTTCTTAGAGCGTGGGTTAATTCCGGCAAAGTGGGCGTTACCTGAAGCAAGAATAAATGCAGTCTTGCCAACGCGGTTCTCTCGTAGGGATTTGACCAGATTAGGGTCTAGAACCTTCTCGGCCAAGCGGTGAGGAGGGTAGAACATCCCAGTACTCACGCGGGCGTATGTCTCTGGAAACCAGTGAACGCTCTGAGGAAACGGCCCTTCCATCAGCTCAACCGTAGTTGAGTAGGCCGTCCGGTAGTGGGTCAGATGGATCATTTGATCTGCTCCAAAGCCCATTCCATAGACTCAGGATCGCGCGTCTTATGCAGCTGGATAAAGTCATACAGCTCATCTACAGTCTCAGGCTGGAACTCTTTAGATATCTCGTCGTCTATGTCATAGATCATGCCCATGAACATACCGATCATCAGCATGTCTAGGGAGTCAAAGCAAGTTTCCTCAAACCTTTCGTCCATCCGCTCAATAGGGACGAACTCATGGTGAGCTGGGCGAGCAACTCGGGCAACTTTGTTTAATAGCTCTATGAAATTCATCCGACCTTCCAGTTTGTTCCGTCTGAATATACAGGCGTTTTAACTGCCCCACCCGCAGCCACAGTTGAACCAAACGTAGGCGACAAAGCATCCGATACAAACGCCCTAGCCCCAATCCCAGATGTGGCTGCACTTGGTAGGGTTGCTACTGTATAAACGGTAAGGGCGGGAAGTATCCCGCTATCTGTATTTAGTTGATCTAATATTCCTTGTATACGATTAAAGTACAAGCGCAAAACATTACCAAGCTGACCTTGATATATGGCCGAGTATTGCTCCGGTGCTGTTGGTAGTGCAGGTGCCGCAATCCTATTAAGATCAGACTCAGAGGTAACAATGAATGTCATCGTCTTCCATCCTGTCTAATGTCTAGACGGGGTGAGCCTAGTTGCCAAGTAACTCCAGTGGCTGTAGATCTAACTTCCATAGATATTTGACGGCCTCTTACCCTTGTATAGATCTGCCCCGTAAACTCTTCAATAGGAAGAGTTGCCGTGCGAGTGATCGTGGCAGAAGCATTACCACCTACAGACTGAGGGTTGTTGTATCCAGAGCCTGAGTTTTGCATAGGTTTTAGATACATCGTAACTTGCGGGCTTGCCGCCGTAGATCCACGGAATGTAATGTCTGGCACTACGCGCCATATAAATCCAAACCTATCTCCATCCTCAAGGTCAAATTCTGCGGATGTAATGTAAGCCTCAATAGGAAGAGTAGTTCCAGTAGCGTTGTCATCAACCCCAAATTCATGGTCAACTATGTTGTAGTCGTAAGTAGCCGCAATTGGATAATCTCTTAAACCAGAGTCAAACCATGCTGTTCTTGCCATAAACCCGTAATACCAAACACCCATACCGCCTTTGCCGTCTGGCTCAAGGTAGTTATAGACAACATAACGATCCACAGTAGTAGAGCCTTCAGAACAGTAGAACCACCAGATCTCGTTGAAACCTTCGTTTGTTCCCGCTACTACTTGCTCAAATTGCTGTCTGTCAATGTCTTCAAATATGTATTGACGCAGATCGCATGAAAGAGTTTGTGTGCGTCCATCATATTTATAAAACTTATCTACGCCCATCCAATACGCTACACCGTTGGCATAAGCAACAGCATTTGGCCCCGCTATAGACAGGTTATCTCCTACTAGTTGAGAACCCCAAACTACAGGCGCTCCTACATACTGAAGAGAATACAAAGATGAGTCAGTCCATACCAAGATCTCTTGACGGGCTTGAGCCGCAGTTATGATTTCAGAACCGTGCGATAAGCGGAGATCGCCTGCCGTATTAGTTGCAGATGGAGTCCATTCCACTACGGATTCTTGGCTAGACCAACGAATCTGCATAGGATCTTGAGTAGTAGATCCAAGCGCATTACATCCAAAAGCAAACACATATCTACTTGTATCAGAGACAAGGATAACGTTCTGTACTGTTGGACAGTTAGATGCGCTGGCTAGACTGGCAATATTGATACCTCGCGGGGATACAGAATGAACACCAGACTGGGTGCCTGTTGTAATTATGTTTGCCCCACCAAAAGTGGCGGTCAAATTACAAGTAGCTCCAGAAACATTGGCTACATAGTAGACAGTACCTACAGATAATCCCGTGGGCAAAGCTCCCGTAGTAGTCAATTGAATAGCTGTTCCGTTAGGCAGATTAGTCAAACTAGAAAAAGTAACCACAGCTGGAGAAGCAATCGTCACCGTAAAAGTGGAACTTGTTACACCTAGATTAGCATTCCATAGATAGATAGCACCGCCCCGTGCGCCAAAGATTAAGTCTTGCCCAAAGTTATTTTGGCTCCAAAGACGCATGGCATCTGTAATAGTCGCACCAAATCCCCATGTTCCATATCCCCAAAGACCAGTCCCCCAGCCTGTTAATGGAACAGCATAAGCGGGGCCAGTATTAATCTGATATTGAGTAACCACAGAACCACCGCCGGGCGATCCTGATGCATCTGTCGCATGATCCTATATGTGTTTACATCAACAACCGTGACTTGAAACTCACCAGTCAAAACAGCGGCGGTAATGTTTCCACCTAACCCCACAATTCCAGCGCCGCTAAAAGTTACATAGTCGTTTGTTATACATCCATGAGCCGTATCCGTTACAGAGATCACGCTTGAACTGGCTGTAGCCGTGAAAGGATTTGACAGGGTAACGGTGTCCCTAATAGGGGTTATGTCGTTATATATGCCGCCGCGCTCAATATAGAACTTGAGGTTAGTTCCTACGCCAAGTAAATTTAGAGCAGATAAAGTTACCCAGCACCACAAAGAACGGCATACGCCTAAAAACGTACTGGCGGAGATGCGTTGCCACCCGCCTATTTTTTCAGGTGTGCCTTGGCGGAAGCGGATTTTGTCGCAGTCATACCAACCGCCTTCGGTTGTATAGCGAGTGTTCTCCTTATTGACCCCCGGCCTTAGTAGTATTTTTTTAAGTGGCATCTCAAATCCTATGAC